GGCCTGTGCAATCTTGTCGTTGCCAGCGAGTGCGGGGGCACTGTTGGCTTCTCCGGTCTGGACTCGCTGCATTGCGGCAAGTGCACCGGCAAGGGCCGTCATATCAACGTCCCCGCTTTCACTCCCAGGTACGGCGGACTCATCCGTGGAAACCTCGGTGCTCTTGGGCTGGTAGCCAAAGAGAGAACCGTTCTCGGAAAGCCATGCGTCCACGGCTTCCTCGCTTGCTTCCACATCGTCCTTCAGTGCGTACTTGGCCAGCGCGGGGTTGGCACCTCGCGCCTTCAAAATCTCGGAAACTCCGGTGACCTTGACCTTGCCGTTCAGCTCCGCGAGAGTTCGCTCTCGCTCGGCCAGAACGTCCTCCAGCTCCTTGATGCGCTTGTTCTGTGCCCGGTTCGCCTTGCGAACCTTGCTCAGTGCGTCACCACCATCGAAGTCGAAGTCGTCATCGTCATCGTCGTAACCGTTGAAGGCGTTATCGCCCATTGGGCATCTCCCTGTTATCTGTGTGTTCGCCACCCACACGCACGTCAAGGGGTGACGTGAATGGCTGTGACTACCGGGCTCTATTGCGCACCTCGGGGCCGGTCGGTCCGTGGTGGAGTGCCGCCGCAGGACTTGAACCTGCGTGTCTGCCAGTGCGGCTTTTGAGGACCGGCCCTGGACCTACCGGGGTAGGCGGAACTGGTCTTTATGAAGTTTTATGTGGTTTAGGAAATCTTTATGAAGTTTTATGTGGTTTAGGAAAATCGGATAAACCCGCTAGAGCTGCCCGCCGCTGCTGCGGGACAGGGAGGAATTGCCAATGCCGGTGGAACCACCGAACGTGGCGCGCTCCTTGCTGGACAGCTTCTTGCGCTGATTGCCAGCGGCAGCGTCGTTCTTGAAAATGTCCGCCACGGCCTGGTCCTGCGTGTAGGAATCCCCGTAAATGGAGGACAGCTTGGACGCCTGAGGGCGGTCGGCTGCTATTTGGGAGAAGCCCTGGTTTGCCGTATTAGCGTCAACGCCCATACCGGCCAAGTCCTCAGCGGTGGCCTTGCCGATTTGCAGGTGCTGCCCTGCGGCTGCGCCACCCACGGCGGCAGCGGCAAACGCCTTGCCGACCAGGGGTGCGGCCCGCTTGGGGTCAAGGGCAAACGCCACAAGATCACCGGAGGTGTAGAACTGCTTGAAGTACGCCAGCTCCTGCGCGTTGCCCTTGTTCAGCATGTCGGTGGCTGCGGTGACCCGACCCTGAATCTCAGCCGGAGACACCCCATTGCCAATGAAACCGGCAAAGTCGCTGGGGCTGTCGTAAAAGCCCTTGGGTACGCCAGCGGCAGACATGATCTGCCGGTAGGAATCCTCAGCGGACAGGTACTCAGCCGGGGACAGCACCGACAGACCGGCCTTGCGGCGGGTCTCATTGCCAATGAACCGGCGCTTGTACTCGTCGGTGCTCTGCAATTCAATGGCCACTCGGTCATTGGAGTAGCCCTTGCGCAGATACTCCATGATCTTGGGAGCCAGTGACGCCAGCCCGTACTTGGTGAACTCGTCAAGGATCAGCTTGTAGGCGTCGTCCTGCTGCGCCTTGGTCGTCGCCATCAGGTCACCAGGCCAAAGGACTGGAGGACGCCGTGTGCGGTGGCCGCAGCACTATCGCGGGCATTCTGCGTCTTACTCCACCGGGAGTCATTACGCAGCGTGTCCTCAAACTGCCACAGGGACTGCACCGCAGGCTCACCCTTGGCGTCCTTGCCCTGGAGGGCCTGCTTGATAAGCCGGTCATCGAGATTGATAGCGTTTGGGTTCACCTCCAGCACCTTTGCGTAGGCTTGCTTGAATGGGTCCGCAATGGACGCAATGGTTTCTCCGGCGTCAATGCGCTTCTGCAAAGCGGGGTAAGCCGACTTGGCGTGGTCAATGGCCCACTTGGTCACGGCCGACTCATCGACCGTGCCACGGACCGTGGACTGCGCCCACTTGGACAGCGTGGCGTTGTCGAGGGTGATGCCGTAGTCGGCGGCAATGCGCTTGTACTTCAGCATTGCCGCGCCGACCTCACCCGACAGGGGCGAGCTGGTGGAGGAATACGAGGCATAGGACGCGAGGTGCTGTCGTAACTGATCCTCGTTCCAGCCAAACCCCATGTAGTCGCCAGCCATCGTCGCGGCCTGCGCGGCAGTGAGGGTGACGCCGTAGGCGCGGGCCTGCTGCACCACGTGGGCGGTGGCCGACGCCGAACGCTGCTTATACGTTGCCGGGTCTGCCTCGCGCAGAACCTCGTTCTGCCGCCACGCCTCACCATGAGTCTTATACCAATTGGTGTCCTGGAGCTTGGCAATGAACTTCTGCTGCGACCACGTCTCAGCGACGGCCTGCTTAAAGAGGTCTTTCAGCTCCGGGTCGGAGTTCAGAACGGCCAGCGACCACCCGTAGTTCGCGGCCAGCTCTTGGTCACTCAGCTTGGGGTCGCTCGTCTTTGGCGCAGCAGCGGCAGAGCCAGCGCCCCCGCTGGCGGGCTTGGGAGCCCCTGTGCCGGCCTTGGGGGCGGCGGGGGTACCCGTGCCACTCCCGCCCTTTACGCCTGCCTTGGCGAGCGTCTTAGGGCCGGGAATGCCGTCCACGGTGAGCCCGTGTGAGTGCTGGTAATCAACCAGAGCGGCGTGGCTCTTTGGCCCCCACACCCCATCGGGGGTAACGCCAATGACCTTCTGAAGTGCGATGATCTGCGCCCGCGACATGCCATTACTATTGGGAGCCTGATGCTTCACCGACTCGGTGTGCTGGATATCCTGCACCACGCGGTCGTTGTACGTGCCTGCCGGGTGGGAGCCCCCCTTTGGGGCGTCGCTCTTAGGAATTGCCACTGTGTCTCACTATCCGTAATAGGTGGAGGCGTCAACGCCCCACCCGTGCTGCCGGTCATAGTCCGTCACGTCACGGATGCGGACGTTGAGCCCGGCGTGCGGTGCCTCGATCATTTGGTTGTTGCCCAGATACACGGCAATGTGCCCACCGCCCTCAGAGCCAATGAAGTCGCCAGCCTGAAGCTGTGACCAATCCACCCTGCGCCCACCCGATAGCTGCTGCTGGGAAATGCGCGGCGGGGGCTTTAGCCCGGCCTGCTGCATGGCCCAATAGATCAGCCCGGAGCAATCAAAGCCACCAGGCCCAGCGCCACCCCACTGGTACGGCGTGCCAAGGGCCTGCTTTAGAAAGCCAATGAATTGCTGCCGCGCCAATGGTGTGGCCTCGGCCAAAACCTGCGTGGTGGTCTTTGTAGTTGCCGTGGTCGGCCCGGAGCCTCCAGTAGCGGGCGGGTCCACCGGGTTTGACAAACCGGCAGCGACCATCTCCCGGTCCTTGCCCTGGATACCTGCCGCGTCCGCAGCTCCAGCACCCACCCCGTACGCGGCCTCAGCCCCGGTGGCCTGAGCCCCGCTGACACCGGCCTTGTAGGCACCCTTGCCTGGCCCAAGCTGGTTAGGGTCGGACGCCTGCGTGGTGTTGTCGGTCGTGTTCGTGGTGACATTTACATCTTGGAACGTGGGCTGCCCGGTCGCCGCAGCACCCGGATCAATAGCCACGGCGCGACCCATGACCTGATCGACGTACTCACCGATGGACGGCTCATTGGAGCGGAAACGGTGGTAGTTGTCCTGCCCGCTCGGGGAACCGGAATACCATGCCGACGCCGCGCCACGCGCGCCGTACCTGTTGTAGTAGTCGAACAGGACGGCACGGGCCAGCTCCTCCTGCAACGCAGGAGAATTGCGGAACTGACTGACACTAATGTCCTTGCCCAGATACTGCCGACCCCACGCCGGGATATTGGCGGGCATGATCTGATACTTACCGGACGCCCCGGTGCGGGCATTGACCGCACCGTAATTGCCCCCGGACTCCTGCCCGGCAATGGCCGCAAAGAACTGCTCAAAGGTGACCGGCTGCGCATTGGCTGTCCCGCCACCACCGTCAGACTCTTGCCGTGCCATTAGACAAACGCCTGAATGGCCTGACGCAGCGCATCCATGTAGGTGGTAGACGCCTGATACGCGCCATACTCGGGGTCAGCCTGCGCCATCTGACCAATGACCTCGGTGGGGTCAATGCCACCGGACTGCGTGACGTTCTTGGTCAGGTTGCCCTTGCCGTCATCGTGGGTGATCGTCTGCTGCTGCTGCGGGTTCGCCGCAGCAGCGGCGTTCAAACCGGCCTGGTAGGACTGCATTTCATGCGAGGTGGGAGCCCGGCCCAGCATGTTTTGCAGCGCCTTGCGAATATCGCCCGGCGCGGTCGTGTCAAAGTTCTGCACCTGCGTGATGTTGTCCGTGGTCGTCGTCGGCACAGGTGCCGCCGCCGCCTTCTTCTGAATGTTAATCAGCCGAATGACTTCCTCCGGCGTGCGACCATTACCGGCCAGGTAGAACTGTGACGCCTGACTCACCACGTCGTTCCACGCCGCCTGAATGGCCCCAAGGTTGTTCAGCTCGGAGGGGTCCAGCAAACCGGCAGCAACCATCTGCGCTGCCACCTTGGCCCGGTACGCGTCGTCCTCAAAGATTTTGCGCTCGGCCTCGGAAACGGTCAGGGTGTTGCTCTTGTCGTCCCCGGCAATGCCCCGTGCCCTGCGGTCGTTGTAGCTGCCGGTGGGTCGGCCCTTGCCGCTGCCGGGACTGGACCACAGCAACAGCGGGTCGCTGTCATCCTGCAAGGCCCCCGCTGCGGGATTCGCAGCGGGGTTCCCCAGCGCGCCGATATACGAGTCGGCCACACCGCCACCTGCGGGGCTAGCCGTAGGTGTGGTGGCACCGCCCCTGGGCGGGAGGCTATTGACCCGCTCATCCACGGGCTGCCCTTCACCCTGTGCCGGAAAAGCCATTAACCCTCAACCTCCCTGCTGAATAGTCGTTGCCATGCCTGCTGAAAACCGAAGTTCTGCCGGGACAGCAATTCGCCCTGCTGACGCAGGTACTCCGTCACGTCCGCATTACGCGGGTCGTTCAGGTCGGCCGACCGGCCCTTGTTGTTCTTTAAGAGGTCCAGCGTCTGCTGTCGCAGCGCCATGTATTGGGCAATGGCCCGAACATCGGGGCGTTTCTTTAGCCGGGGGTCATTGAGAGCTTGACCCAGGACGGGCTCAAACTTCTCAATGGCCGACGACGGGTGAGCCAATTGCTCTTTGCCCCATTCGGGGTACTCGACGGCCAGCTTGTCCTTCAGGTTTTTGCGCAGCGCCACAATGTCGCGTGCACCTTTCTGTGACATGGAATGCAGGCCACGCTTCTCCAGCTCGACCTGTGCCGCCGTGGCGAACTTGCGGTATTCGGCCCAACCCAGCTCGGCCTCCAGCTTGCGGTCCTGCTCGGCGGGCGTGAGCACCCTGCGGTGCACCTTGTCCGCCCCATACAGGTTGCCCTTTTGGAGTGCATTGGCCGTAGCGGAGAACTCGCCACCCATGTTGTCCGCGCCGGTGTAAAACCAGCCGTACTCAGGGTTCTTGTCAATCTGTGTCTTGTACCGCTGTGCCGCATTCTCGGCCTTCATCGTGTAGGTGATGCCGGTCTTGTTCTCCGTGGCCGACCAATCCATATCGGCAGCCTCGGGGAACATGAAGTTGAATGCCTCGGTGACCGTGTAGCCCTTGGCGTGCAACTGCGGTTCCATCGTGTAGAGCTGCTGCATCTGCTCCACGTAGAACTGCCCGCGCACGTCATTGGTGGTGGAAATACCAAACAGGCCCAGCGCGACACCCTTCAAAACCAGGGCGGTTTTGACGGCCTTCCGCGCCCGCTCCTGCAATGGAGCCAGCTCGTCAGAGGTGGGCTTGCGCCCGTTCTTGTTCGTGAACTCCACAATGTTGCCATTGAGCGCCGTGCCGTAGGCCCGGCCGAACTCGGGAGTCTGCTGGGACAGGCCATTGCGAATAGCGCGCGCCCACGCGGGCAGGAACTGGTTGGCCATTTGGCCACCCAGCGACCCGGCCATGTTGCTGCCCTCGGGCAGCCCGAACGGAAAGAGCGACTTCAGGATGGGGTTCTTGGAGTCGCCCAGCTCGGGCATGAGGTGGCCAACGATTTGCGCAGCGGGCACCGCGACGGCGGGGCCAAAGCCCGGCATCCACGGAACCTCGCCCTGCCAGGCGGTGTTCAGGCTGTCCTGTCGGATACGCACGTCCTGCAAACCCGTGAGGTTTTTGACACCCTCGGGCAGCGGGACGTTAATCATCTTGGTTTTGCCCTCGGAGGACGTGTCCTCCCACGGGTGGATGATCTTGCCGTCCTGATCGACCACCAGCCCGGCCTGAGCCGGGAGCTGCCAATACCGGGTCCACTTGCCAATGACGGCAGGGTCGTCATACATGAGCCGCGCCCATGACTCCATCGCGTCCTGCCACGGGGCCAGGAACGGTGCCGCCACACGCATGGTTTCCATTGCCCCGGTGGTACGCATCGTGTTCACCATGACCCGGCGCACGTCCTGAATGGCACGGTGCCGGGCGTTGGCCTCAATGCGGGCCAAGTCCTCACCGTTCAGGTGACGCGCACCCTCACGGCCCATTGCCTTGACCTGATCGCGGACGTGGGACTTGAACTGCGCCTTGTAAAGCGGCATTCGCACGAGGTGCACGTCGGGCTTGTCCAGCAGGTTGCGGTACATGCTGGCCTGAAACTTCTTGAACTGATCGACCGGGTTCCTGCCCGTGGCGTGAGACACGCCAGGGCCATTGACCGGCATACGGTCCCACTTGCCGCCCGCACCGTTAGCGTCATTGAACAGCGAATCAATCTGCTTGGCTGTGATCCGCTCTCCCAGCACCGCCTGCTTGATTTCCGCCGTGGGGGCGTGGAAGTCCACGAGGTTAACCATGTCCTCAATCCACGCATTGAGGTTCGGGTGGGCATCCTTGATGTTCTGCCATTCGGCCCGCACGCGGGCATCCTTGCGCAGCGACCCGATGAGGTCGTGAGTATCGGGCAGGCTGGATTCCGACAGCACTCGATTGCCGGTGTGGGAGGTGCGCAGCGCATCCATTGACCGAATGTACTTCTCGGTCCAATACGGATGGTCGGGCATGGCCGTGGTCCAATTCTCATTGTCCTCAACCAGCTTGTCCACGCGCCTGCCCACGGTCGGGGCGTAGGACTCGTGGAGCTGATGACCGCCAGGAACGACGGCGTGCTCAATGCCCTTCAGGCTGCCCTCGTCGCCGTAGGCGCGGAACGTGTGCCTTTGGCCAGCGAGGCGAACCGTAGTGCCCTTGGTCGCGGCCTTGCGGTCGGCCCGGAACACCTGCCCGGCAGCCAGCATGTCCTGCGCCTGCTGCTCCAGCTCGTCGGCGCGCGTGGTCAGGCCCTTGGCTCGCAGCTCTGCGGCGCGCGTGGTCATCTGATCCACCCGGAGCTGCCCGGCGTGATCCAGCGGAACCACGCGCGGGGCGGTGGAGCCCAGCACGCGACGGGTCTGGTCGTTCATGCCATGCACTGTGTTAAGGAACATATTGGCGGCACCGGCCATTGCGGTGGCTCGCAGGCCCACGTCGGCCATTGCACGGACGGCCAGGCCGGGACGCGCCAAAACCATGAACCGCCACAGGGAGGTCATTTGCTGCAACTTCTCATTGGCCAAATGCGCGGCAGCGCCTGCGCTGTCACCCATTGACCACTCACGCTTGTAGACCTTGATGGCGTCCTCCAGCATGTCCACCGGAGGAATAACCACGGACTTCTCAATGTGGGTTTCCAGCAGGGCGCGATTGACCGCGATCTTGGAGGTGTAGCCGGGGTCATGGAACACGACGGTGCGGCCCGTTTGGGCTGCGTCAGCCGCAGCGGCGGACAGGTACTGCGTGGCGTGACTGCGGGCGGCGGACAGGTCCGCCGTAATAATGTTCATCTGGTCACGGGTCAGGTTGTACTTGGCCCCCAGGCGGGTGACCATGCCGTCCAGCACGCTTTCAGCGACGTGACGACGACCCTGCTGATTGCCAGCGCCAATAAAGGCATTGGCCCGGTCGCGGATTTCCTGATTGGTGTAAAGCTTGGTTTCCTTCAGGGCGGACGTGAGGTGGTCAACGCCCACCATCGGCTCGGCCACGTTGACAAAACCCATGTTCTTGTCACGGGTAGACCACTGAAGGTAGGTGACCGTGGCACCGGAGGAGCCATTCTGATACACAAACGAGCTGCGCTTACGCATGGACGCCTTCGCCCGGTCAAGGGCGGTCATGCCAATCTCCACCGCGTTCTGCGCGGAGGCGGCATTTGCGCCATGACCGGAGAACGAGTCGAGTGCGTCAAAGTGGGACTGAAGGTTGTCAATGTCCTTGGTGTAAGCCTTCAGCTCGGCCTTGCTCGCAGGATCCATGTTCAGCCGCTCGGCGGCCTGACGGACAGCGGCCATGTTGTAACCGGGCTGCGAGGCCACCTTGGTGGCCAAATCGTCAAGGTGGGCAAAGTAGGCGGGTGCATTGGTGATCCGCTGAAGCCCAGCGGCCAACTGCGGGGCGCTCTTGATTAGCTCGGCACGGGCGGTCGCTGACCCCCGCGCGGCCAGGAGAATGTTGCCCTTCACTACGGCCTGCTCGTGCGGGTCCAGAATGCGGTTCGTCCGCGCCATGAGCGCGAGGATTGGCATGGAATTGGCCTGCCCGGTGCTTTGCAGCAGCGGGCCGTAGTGGTTGAACAAATCCACGGCCTCAAAGCCGTGGGTGGCACGCATTGCCTTGTACAGCTCAGAGGTGTTACCTGCCGCTGACGCGCCAAAACCAAAGGTGCCACGCGCGGTGTCGGTGACCTTGCGGCCCACGCCAGCGGTGGCGTCGGCGGCATTGGCCGCGCTGTTCAACTTGGCCGCAACCTCATCGGCCTTGCCGGGGGTGGACAGCCGGGTGGCCGCACGCGCGCCCTTGGCGATCCTGCCAATACCCTTGGTCGGGTCCACCGCACCCAGCAGGATGGTGTCGGCCACACCTGCGCCGACACCCCACCACGAATTGGTGTACTTGTCCTTCAGCTCCTTGGCCGCGTCCTTGTGGTTCAGCGGGTTATTGCGGCCATCGAGCTGGCCGGTGTAGTTCTCAAAGAGCAGCGCCGCACCATTGGGACCAATGCCAGTCTCCCGGTCGGCAGCGGCCCACGCGTTGTCCCACGCCTTGCGTGAGAAGTTGAACGGGCTGTCAATGCCAATGGCCTTGGAGGCAGGGTCATACAGGGCGACAGCGCCAAAGACGTGATCGGCTGCCTGGAAATACTCGGCACCCTTTTGCATGACCGGGCCGATAAAGTCGTTCTCCATCAGGGGCTCGACTGCGCCGGTCGCCACCGTGGTTGCCGCGTTCGTAATGCCGTTGGGTGAGGACAGGTCATAGCTCTGCGACAGGTGCCCGGCAATCGACCACTGCTTGGCCTGCTCGTCGTCAATGACGCCATGCTTGGAAACGGTGTCGGCGTACACGCCGCGAATCTCGTCCCCAAAGGTGGCGTGACCGGGGGTGGCGGCAGAGCCGCCGTCCAGCCCGACCGTGTTGCCCTGCACGAGCGCAATGCCGTTCTGCAAGGCATCTCCGGTGGCCTTCAGGGCGTCACCGAGGCGGGACCAGAACGACATTCAGAATCCTTTTACTGTAGGGAAATCAAAGTCCGCACGTAGCGCCGGAACTCCGGCGTGGCGTATTGGCTGTCCGCTGCCGCGATCATCGCGGGCAGCAGGGGGGCCAGCCGCTTCGCCTCGGCCTTAGCGCCCTCAGGGGGCATGTTGAGCACGTCCGTGCCGGGGCCGTCACCTAGTGCCGCCCCTGCCGTGACGGGCTCGTCAGGGCGCTCTGAGGGGGCACTGAGGGGTGTCGGCATGGCGGCGGGTGGCCCGCCCCCCGGAGTAGTGGGGGACGGACCACCGCTGCTTATCGGTGCGCCGGACTGGATTTCTCGGAAATCTGCGTTCTCTCCGTAACCGGCATCTGGTAGGTCCGCAACAGCCTGAGGGCGTCCATCAGTACGGCGCGAGTGTGCACCAGGGCCAGAAACTGAAGCAGGATTACTAGGCTTCCGGTAGCCACCATGACCATTAGCCATCTAATCAAGTCCTCAATCCTTGTCACTGTCCCGCTACCGGGTTCATTCGGGAAACCCCAGCCTGAAGGTTTGGCTGGCCTGTGCCAGTCAAACCAGCAAAAAGCATTTGCAGGTCCGGGCGACCGTTCGGTCCCTCGGTTGCAATGTTCTGCTTCAGGTCTGAGGGTGAGCCCCCCGCCGCGCCTGCTGCGGAACCACCGGGGCCTGCATCCAGCGAGGTAGGAGCGCCAGGGGCACTACCAGCGGGAGCGGGCGGCGGCGGGGGAGCAAATACCTCTACGATGACCTGCTCAATCGGCTTTCCCTTTTTAATGCTGTCAGTCACTGCCGCAATGGCCCGCACGATGGGCGAGGGGTCTTGGCCGTTGGCAATGAGCTGCGGAAGGGATTGGCCAGTCGCAGAGAGGGCTTGAATGAGGCTGTCGCGCATACGCTCCAGCTCGATCTTCTTGGCTTCCTCGGCCACGTTAATGTTGGCCGGGAACTGCCGCATGGCAAAGTCGCGGGACAACAGCCCCGCACCTTGCGCCTGAAGCACGTACACCAGGGCACGGTTGGCGTCCAGCCCGGCCAGGAAGCCGTACTGCACGTCCACCGTGTAGTCGTGGTCAATGTCCTTGGCCGGGGTGTACGTCACCTTGAAGGGGACGCCGGAGTCCTGACCGCGAACTTCCTTGGCAACATTGGGCCACAGCTTCTCGTCCATGCGGAAACACAGGTCGATGACCTGCTCCAGCGCGAACTTGACCATTTCCTGTGACTGCGCAATCTGCGTGGAGTACCCGTCCATGAGGGCCTGCACGCCACGCCCGGTAATGACCGACGCGGACTGCTGCCCGGTGCGGGACTCCGGGGACATGCCGCCGAGCTGCATGTCCTCACGCAGCCACTCCATCGCCTGGAAGGAGGCGGGTGGAACGTCCACCCGCAGGCGCTGCACACCGGCAGGGTTGGAGGTCCGCACGGTGGCGTCCGGCCCAAACGCAATGTCGGTCACGTCCGGGGGCACCACAATGGGGGCACGGACCGCCTTGTCAGCGGCCTCCATTGCCAGGATTTGGAATTCATTGCGGGCGAGCTGCGGCCAAATCAGGTCGTCATACGCACCGGCAATGTGGCCGCTGAAGGTGCCATTGCCGTTCGGGCGGGGCACCGCCACCAGCGTGCACCGGCCCATGATGTTTGCATAGGACTCAATGACTTCATTGCCGCACTCGGGCAGGTACACCACGCACTGCTTGGTGTCCTGATACTTAATGACCTTGATCTTCTCGTCACGGATCGCGCCCTTGTTCTGCATGAGCTTGCGCTCCAGCTCGGGGTAATCCGCCACAAGCGAAAGGTGATCCCGGTAATACACCTTGGCGTAAGCCACGGTCTGCATGTTTCGGTTCCACACGGGGTAAATCGACGCGCCATCCTCAACACGGATACGGGGCATCTTCTCGTCAAAGTCCGGCTCCACTGACAGGGCCAACAGCCCGTAGCAGTTGAAGGAGTCGGCGGCGTCCGGCATCTGCGGGGCCAGCTTTGACGATGACAGGTAGTTATTGGCGATCTTGGTCCGCTTGTCGGCAAATGCCTTTGCCTTTTCGTTCAATGACGAACTGGCGGTGCAATTGACCGCAGGCAGCGGGGCGAGCTTGGCCGCGTAGTCGCGGGCCATCACGTCCACGAGGTTGGCCACCACGGGGCGGGGCCAGTCCTCGGGGAAGATACCGGGTGCCACGTCGTCAAAGTCGCCCTTGCGGACCGCGCGCACCATTGAGGCGGTCACGTCACGGCGCTGGTACATGCGGGTCAGCGCGTCAACGCGGGCAAACACCGCCTTCAAATCAGACAAGGGTAAATCCTTCTGTGGTGTAGGATGCGCGTTGGCGCTCCGGGTTGGTACGCGCGCCCGCTCCCTAGGTTCAGCGGAGCGACGAAAGGGAATCGCACGCGAAGGCCAAGCGATCGACCATTCCTGTCAGCCCGGAGCGTCACTTAGTAGCCAGGAGTGAACACGGGTAGGATGGCCGGATGAGCGACCGACGACACACCTTCACAATCACCGTCACCCTTCAGGGTCACGGTGCCGATTACGCGGAGGACTTGGTGCCGCAGGTCGTGCGGGCGTACAGCCTCAATGAAGCACTGCGTGCGGCCCTGGAAATCCCGCTGTGGGAGTGGCAAGAGCCGGACGACAAGGAGGTCAATAGCCAGGAGTGAACACGGGTAGGATGCGGGCCATGACTGATCCCGAAATGATCCAAGTTGTGTTCCTGTCAGAACTCACCGCCGCTTTGGACGAATGGCTCGACAGCCGGGGCCTTATGCGGTTCCGCATCCCCGTGGGCCAGGACGACCCCCTGCCGACGTACGGGCTGACGCCCAAGTACATGCCATACGGGGACGTCAATAGCCCGGAGTGAACACAGCCCGCCGCTCCAGCCCACGGCGTGACAGGAACCTGTTGCGAACGTGGGTGGTGGCGGGCCGGTCCGCCCCATTGAGGATGACGCGGGCGCGTCCCTCGGCAATCCACAGGGCCATTGGCCCGTCCTGCCGGAGCTTGCCACCGGACTTATTGGGCACCCAGATCATTAGCTGATCTACGAGGGCCTTAATGCCGGGAGACCTGCGGGGATCAGGAAGGTGAATGGCGTTGAGCCCGTCATGGTCGCTCGGTCCACCGCCGCTTCGCTCTCGCATTGACCCAAAGAGGGGAGCCATGCTTGCAACACCGAAGTCAGGATCAATCTTATTTCGTCCGGTGTACTCAGCGGAGAGCTTGACGCCGTGGTCTCGGCAGTAGGCCATGATTCGCTCATCGTGGTAAATCCAATTGGAGTAGCCCTGCGCTTCAATGACCCACTCGTTGACGTTGTACTGCGGGGTGACCTCCTCAATCTTCTCCGCATACCACGACGGCTTCGTGTTGTTGCCCGTCCACGCGTTGAGAACCCACCGCTTGTTCGTGATACGGTCTACTGCGTAGACCAGCACGAAAGCCTCCCCGGTCCCCGCCGGGTCGATGGAGCCAATGACGTACATGCCCTCCATGCCATTGGCCGTGTGGCCAATTTGGCCCGCAATGAGCGGGCCAGGCACGCGGCGCTTGTCCACGCTCCCCCACACACACGCCGGATGAAAGGTCATGTCATCGCTGACCTGCTGCTGCTGATAGACAAGCGCCCACACACCCGCACGGTTACGGTCCATCACCGTTTTGAGGGCGGGTCCGTCCCAGGCGGGGTAGAGGTGGTTCTCGTCCGCCTCATGCTCGCCGGACTCATCCAGCGGCTGAGACGAGCGAGGCCACAGCGTGGTCCAGTCCTTTACCTCATCCGCATACGCCAGCACAGCGGGCTGCGCGAGGTGGGTCCACGGGGACTTCCCACTCATGTAAACGTCGTCGTCCATGAGGTGCGAGTAAAGGTCGCGCGGGGCAACGCGCGTCCCCACGGCCAGGATGAAGCCGTCTTTGGCGCGGGACATGACGGTACGGGTCAGCCAGTCAAATTGCTTCTCAAACTGGTGCGCGTTGGTGTCGTCAACGCAGTCGTCAAGGATAATCAAGTCACAGCGGGCACCATAAATCTGCCCGCCAATACCTACCGCCTGGACGGACGGGTCTTTGGCACTCGGGTCCGCAGCGTCGCTAGAGCGACCCGCAAGGTAAATCATGTTCCCGGCCCAACGTCCAGCGCCCCGCTCGGGACGCCACCCCTCCTTCGGCGCGTACGCCGCCTGGAGTTCCGCGAACAGCGGATCGGTCAACATCATCTTGATGCTGTGGAGGAACTTAGACGCCATCTCGGCAGTCTTTGAAACGATCATCACCCGCAGGGCGGGGTTCATACACAGCCGGTAGACCGTGTATTCCATCGTGATGACCTGAGACTTGCCGTGGAACGGCGGGGTGTTAATGAGCACGTTGCGCTTTGACCCAGCGTGGTACGTGATGCTCGGGTGGAACACGTGGGGCTCACGCCCCTCCAGCAAGTCAATCCACATCTGCTGGTGGGGGTAGGTGTCACGGTTCAGGAACCGCTTACGCCAGTCCGCAAAGGACAGCTTGTACAGCTCGGGGTCTTGCCCGGCGTCGAGTGCGCGAGCGCGGCGAGTGCGGGCGGCGTCGATGGCCTTCTTGAAGTCCGGGTCGGTGGCCCGCCAATTCTCGTACGTCTTTACGTGGCGGTCCACGTAGTCCATTGCCTCCTGCACGGAGGCACCCGCGCCGATCAGATCAATGACTCGGCGCTTGGCCTGTTCCATTG